GGCTGGCGAGGAGGAGGACGCGGCGGAGGCGGCAGCGTTGAGCGCAGCCCTTGCCGCGATCAAGGGCGCGATTGCGGAGCTGGGCGCAGAAGCGTTCCAGAAGGATGGCAAGCCGAAGCTCGATGCCCTCAAGGCCGCGCTGCCCGAGATCATCGTGACAGCGGCGCTGCGCGATCAGGCTTGGGCCGAAGTCGCGCCGCCCGCCAGCACCTCTGAGGACAAGCCCGCGTCCTAAAATCCGCGCCGCCCCGCTTTGGGGCGGTCACCCGATCCGCGCGGCGTCACCCGCGACGGGCAGCGCGCGTTTGAGGGGGCGGCGCGCGTGAGAGATCCCCCAGCCCCCACCAAACCCGAGGTTCCCATGTATGCAGCCCAAGCCGATATCGTCTCGCTCTACGGGGAGAATGCGCTCTTCGTGGCGGTGCGCGATGGTGAGGTAGATGCACCCGCCGTCGAGCGGGCCTTGGCCTCGGCCTCGGCAGAGATCGACGCCTATATCGCGGTGCGCTACGCGCTGCCGCTGATCGAGACGCCACCGTTCTTGCAAACCATCTGCGTGGATATCGCGGTCTACCGCTTGGCGCTCTCGGCCGATGTGCTCTCGGAGGAACACCGCAAACGCTATGAGGATGCGCTCGGCTTTCTCAAACGGGTGTCCGAGGGCAAGGCCACGCTGATCATCACGCCGCAGCCGGATGCGGGCGATCCTGACGCTGCCGCTTCCGGCCCGCGCCCGATTGTGGTGGGCGGACCGGAGCGGCTGTTCTCGCGCGCACAGATGCGGGGGCTGTGATGACGGGCGTTGCGGTGGAGACCTCGCTGGATATCGCGCAGGCAGCAGGGGTGCTTGCACGGCTGTCGGCTGCCGAGATGGGCCGGATTGCGCAGGGCATTGGCGATCTGGTGGAAGATCAAACCAAGCGCCGGATTGCGGACGATAAGACCGCGCCCGATGGCACGCCTTGGGCCGATTGGTCTGAGAGCTACCGCGAGAGCATGGCGCGCCCCGGTCGCACCAATCCGCGGTCGCTCCTCGTCGGCTCGCCCTCGCATCTTTTGCATTCGATCCAGCACTTCACCCAAGGCGATAGCGTGCGCGTCGGCACCCCGCTGATCTACGGCGCCATCCACCAGTTCGGCGGCGATACCGCCCAAGGTCACGCGCCAATTCCTGCGCGGCCCTATCTCGGGATCTCGGCCTCGGACGCGGCGGAGATCTCGGACCTCGTCATCGATCATCTGGGAGTTCTGATCCATGAGTGATCCCCGTGCCGACCTTCTCGCCGCTCTGCCCGATCTGATCGCCGCGCGGATCAAACTGACCCTGCCGGAGCTAAAAACCTGCAAAGGGCAGGCGGGGCGGTTTGATCTGGAGGCGCTGAAGAAGAAGAGTATCGCAGCGCCCGCCGTGCTGATCTCCAATCTCGGCTTTGCGCAGGGCGAGGCGTTTTCTGGCCCCAGCCCATCCTTCCTCTTGGAGATGGCGGCTTACGTCATCACCAAGGACACGATCACCCTGCCGCGCGATCAGGCGGCTGCCACGATTTGCCAGACCTTGGCGCGGCTGATCCCCGAACGGATCTGGGGAGAACGCGATCTCGGCCCCGCCCGCGATCTGCGCGGCATCCCGCTGCTCACGGCTGCCTCCGATCATGCGGTGAGCCTCTGGGCGATCACATGGCGGCAGCCAATCACGCTGACCGGCGCGCCGCTCTCGGAGCCGCAACCCATCTCCCTCTATGTCGGCCAATCGCCACAGATCGGCGCGGAGCACGAGGACAGCTATACCCAGATCGGAGAGACCCCATGAGCTATGCCGCAGCCGAGGCGGATCGCCGGATCGCCAATATCGCCATGCTGGGCGTAGTCGCCTCGGTGCAGGCGGGCAGCGGGCGCGCCAGTGTGACTGTGGGCGATCTGACCTCGCCGCCGCTTCTCGTCGCGCAGCTGCGGGCAGGGGGTCTGAGCTTTTGGTGGATGCCAAGCGTGGGCGAGCAGGTACTGGTGATTTGCCCTTCGGGCGATCTGGCGCAGGGCGTGATTGTGGGATCGGTGTTCGCAGGCAATGCGCCCTCCGGCGATGCTGCCGTCCCGATGATCGAGCTACAAGGCGGGCAGATGGTGATCAATGGCGATCTGATCGTGACGGGCGATGTCATCGCCTCGGGCAAGTCGCTGGTGAACCATCGCCACGGCGGCGTGGCCACGGGTGGATCGCAAACCGGAAAGCCCAGCTGATGATTGGCATGTCACGGATCACGGGCGCGCGGCTCGCGGACAGTGCGCATCTGGCGCAATCGGTCACCGATATCCTCTCCACCGCCAAGGGCAGCCGCGTGATGCGGCGCAGCTATGGCTCGAACCTGCCGCGCCTGATCGACGCGCCGATGAATGGCGAGACGCTGATCGATCTCTATGCCGAGGCCGCCGAGGCGCTCGATCTGTGGGAGCCGCGCCTGCGCTTGCTCCGCGTGCAGGTCGCCAGCGCTTGCGCAGGCCGCCTCGCGCTCGAGCTGACGGTCGAGACGATTGACGGCCCCACCACACTCACCACCACGCTGGAAGGATCCGCCGCATGAGCCGCTTTGCCTCAATTGATCTCTCGCAATTGCCCGCGCCCGAAGTGGTGGAAACATTGGAGTTCGAGGCGCTGTTAACGCGGCTTAAAGACAGGCTTACAGAGGCGCTGCCCGAGGTCGCGCCTGTGCTGGCGCTGGAAAGCGAACCGCTGACAAAGCTCCTCGAGCTGCTGGCCTATGCCGAGTTGATCCTGCGCGCGCGGGTGAATGACGGGGCGAAGGCGGTGATGCTGTCGCACGCGCAGGGCGGGGATCTGGATCAGCTCTCCGCCCTCTTGGGTGTGGCGCGGCTCACCGTGACCCCTGCCGATGAGACCACGGTGCCGATCACCCCTGCAGTGATGGAGCGCGACGCGGTCTTGCGCGCCCGCACCCAGCTCGCGCTCGAGGGCTTTACGTCTGCGGGCAGTCGCGGGGCCTATGAGTTCCACGCCCGCTCCGCAGATGCGCGGGTGGCCGATGTGTCGGTCACCTCGCCGGAGCCTGGTCAGGTGCGGGTGGCAATCCTCTGGGCGGGCGAGACACCAACCCCGCCCGAAGGGCTGCTGGAGGTCGTCTCCGATGTGCTCAACGCCCCCGATGTGCGGCCGCTGTGCTTTTCCACCTCGGTGATTGCCGCCGAGCTGGTGCCGGTTGAGGTCACCGCCAGCTTGCAGATCGCCACCGGCCCCGATGCCAGCGCGGTGGAGCAAGCCGCGCGCACCGCGCTGGAGCGCTATTTTGCTGCCACGCGGGCGCTCGGCGCGGTGGTGGCGCGATCGGGGATTTTGGCGGCCCTCCATCAGCCCGGTGTGATTGCCGTTTCTCTCACCAGTCCCGCTGCCGATGTGATCTGCACCGCGCTTCAAGCCCCCAACGCCGCCGCGATTACGCTGGAGCTCGCATGACGTCACTTCTGCCCGCCAATGCCACGGATCTGGAACGCGCGGTGGAAGCCTTGGCGGTGGCGCTCCTCCAGATCGACGTGCCGCTGGCCACGCTCTGGGATCCGGCCCGCTGCCCCGCCGCCACCTTGCCCAATCTCGCATGGGCGCTCTCGGTCGATGACTGGGATAAGGATTGGTCGGTGGCGCGCAAGCGCGCGGTGGTCGCGGCCTCCGTCGAGATCCACCGCCGCAAGGGTACGCCTTGGGCGGTGCTGCGCGCGCTGGAAGTCTTGGGTTACCAATCCGCGCAGCTCATCGAGCACACGGGCGCGGCGCTCTATGACGGATCCTTGCCGCGTGATGGCACACGGACCTGCGCGCAAAGCGATCACTGGGCGGAATATCGTCTGATCCTCGACACCCCGATCTCGATTGGGCAGGCGGCGCAGGTGCGCGGGGTGCTGGAGACGGTCGCCCCCGCCGGATGCCACCTCAAGGCGCTCGATTACACCCAAGCACTCAGCCTTTACGACGGCCGCGTGCCGCGCACCGGAACCTACACCAGAGGAGTAGCCTGATGGCCAAACTAGACGACACCCCGCTTTGGACCGATGTCTATCAACTCGAGCAGACCGATCCCGTGATTGGCGGCACCCCGAACCCCGATACCGGGGCGGGGATGGACAATATCCCGCATCTGCAACTCGCGCAGCGGACCTCATGGCTCAAAGCCGCCGTGGATACGCTGACCACGGCGGTGGTGGCGGCGACCACGACGGTGGCGGGGCTGGTCAAGCTCTCCACCGCGACCAATTCCACCAGCACCACGACGGCGGCCACGCCCTCGGCCGTCAAGGCGGTGAATGACAATGCCGAGACCCGCGCGCTCAAATCCACGACCTTCACGGCGGGCGACGGGCTGACAGGCGGCGGCACCTTGGGCGGCAATCGCAGCTTTGCGGTGGATGCCAGCGTGGTGCGCGGCGAGCGAAGCGTGACGGGGGCAGGGCTGGCCACAGGCGGCGGAGATCTCAGCGAGAACCGCGTGATCACTGTCTTGGACGCGACCAAGGCTGAAGCCGAGGCAGGCACGATCACCACCAAGGCGATGTCGCCCTTGCGGGTGGCCCAAGCGATTGCCGCCACCATCGCCGCCTATGTGCCAAGCGCGCGCACGATCACGGCAGGTGATGGCTTGTCGGGCGGTGGAAGCTTGAGCGCAAACCGCTCGCTCGCGGTGGATGGCACGGTGGTGCGCACGACGCGCAGCCTCTCTGCCGGAGGGCTGGCGACGGGCGGCGGGGCGTTGAGCGCGGATCGCACGATCACGGTTCCGGCCGCCACGCAGGCCGAGGCGGAGGCGGGCACCTCGACCTCCAAGGCGATGACCCCGAAAGGCGTTGCGCAGGCGATGGCGCAGTTTGGCATTGTCAACGGAGATTGCCCGCATGCGGACAACCTCGATACGCTCACGCTCAACGGCTTCTTCCGCACCTCGAACGCGACCATCGGCGCGCCCGATATCGGCAGCAGCTATGATGCGGTGGGAGTTGCGATCAACGGCGCGGGGCAAAAGACCCAAATCATGAGCCTCTCGAGTGATCTGATGTGCATGCGGGTGGATGATGGCTCCGGCTGGGGCGATTGGCTCACCTTGCTGCATGGCGGGCCGGTCGCGGGATCCAGCTCCGGCGCGCTCGATCAGCGGATGGCATCGCAGGCCGAGGCGACGGCGGGCAGCAGCAACGATAAGCTCATGACGCCGCTGCGCACGAAGCAGGCCGTTGTCGATCAGACAGTGGGATTGGGGCAATCTTGGGTGGACGTGAGCGGCACCCGCTCCGGAAACACATCCTACCAGAACACCACGGGCCGCCCGATTATGCTCGCCATTCGGGCCAGCAACTCG